TATAGGAAAAGTTAAATCATTTTCGTAAAAATCTGTTTTAATTCTTTCATAGATCATTCTAACACTAGGATGCATATAATTTTTATCTGCAGACACAAAAGGAAGACCAGTTGCTATAGGTTTATCGTTAATTACGTTGTGAAAAGGCTCTGTACTTAAAATAACTACTCTAATGTCTGGATAATTAGTTGCTTGAAAAGATTTAAAAATTTCTTCTCTTGAAGGAACTACAGGATGAGTAGTTCTAAGCTCAGCTATAACTTTTGCTAAATCTAAAAACTTAGGATTTTCTATTACATGCCTTAGTTTAAGATACCATTCATCAGGGATATTAATTAGCTTGTTCATTTTTTGGGTCTTTATTAGGATTGTACCTAACTACTTTACGTCTTTCTTCACTCTTAGAAAGGATTACGTTTTCAAAACTAATCTTTTTCTTTTCAATATAAGAGTTAGCAGCATACTTTCTAATAGCTTGGGTAGGTTCTATGTGATCAAACAAATCTCCATGAATTAACTTAAGGTTTTCTAGACAAGTTACAAACATAGCTAAATAAGGTTTATTAGTTTCTAATAAATCCGAATGCACTCTTAAAGCATTAATTACTGTAGTGTGATCTTGGTTGAATAGTTTACCAGCAGCCGAAATTGTCATATTTAAGTATAAAACAACTATTGCATAAAATTGGTATCTACCATCTACTACTTCTCTTTTGCGGGAAATACCTCCTAAATCGCTTAAACTAATAGAATGAACATTGCTAATTGTACTAAGTACTGAAACTTGTGTAGGATTAAACAAACTAATGTTTAAGCTTTGGTTCTTTTTAGACTGTAAAGTTTCATAGACTTTTTGAGCTACTGTAGACCTTTCAACAGGTCTGTGTTTTACTCTATTGTAACCTTCTGCTTTTGTCATAAAGACAATTTCTGCATTAGTTACAAAAGCTTCTAATTCTAAAGATGCTAGGTTTTGTTTTTTACCTAACTCTGTTAGTCCTTGTATTACAATATCTCTAATTGTTGGCATAATTCTATTAATTTTTGTTTTCCGTGGTTTTTTACTATGTCACTTGGGTCTTTTCCTAATTCTCCACTGTGACTAAGTGAAGGGATGTTGTATTTTTTACTCATTTTTTCGCTACCTATATCTCCTGCTTTATCTGCATCAAACCAAATATAAATATTAGTAAATCTGTTTCTTAATATTTCATAAGCATTTTCTGATATAGGAGTGTTTTCGCTTCTTACTGCTACTGCATTAATTCCTAAAGAACAAAGAGTCATTACATCTTTAAGTCCTTTAGTAATTACTAGAATGTTTCCTTTGTGAGGAAGTTGAGTGTAGCCTTCTAATATTCCTCCAAAATAAGTAGAACGAAATTTATTCTTTTTATTTGCAAAAGGTCTATATAACTTAAACTTGTCTTTTTCCTTGTAACGATAACAAGGATCAAAATCATTATCTAAGTACCATATTTCATTAGATATCCAAGCTTTCTCTACTTTTCTTACATCGTAAAAATCTAATATAGTAGGAGTAATTCCAAATTGTTCCCAATACTTTAAATCTTTTTTAGTGAACTTTGCTAGTTTAACTTTGATTGTAGCAGGCTTAACTTCAGGAATTATTGTTGACTTAGTTTCTATTTCTAGTTTTTTTCTATCTTCTAGGTTTAAATTTGCTAGTTGAAAGTCAGACTCAATCTTGTATAAGATTTCAGGAAAACTATAACCAGTCCTAAGTATAGCTACTTCTATAGGCCCATAATAGACTTTTTCAGTAGCGTAGTCAACAAAATATAAATTACCTGTGTTAGACCATTTAAATACACAACTTGCGTTAGTATCGTCTCTAAATGGGTTAACATATTTTTTACCTAACTTAATTTCGTCGTTAAAATAAAAATTCATTAAACGTTCTTGCCCTATTAAAGAATAGAGAAGAGCTGTATTAGGTTTAACTTCTAAAGAATTTAAGTCCATAAAAAATAAGGGGAGGTATTTCACTCCCCTATATTAAGTTAGAACAATGATGGAGCAGACTCTCCAAAAGGATTAGCAATTACTTCGTCATTCCCTGAAGAAAACATCATAATAGGTGCATTAGCATCTACTTCGTTCATAGCAGGAGCTAATTCTTCGTTATATTCGTTAAAAACATAACTATTGTTAAAGAAAGACTTGAAGCCATAATCACCTGTAATGATTTTAGTTGCATAGTCTGTAACTTTACCAGTAATATTTAAGAAAATACCAGTAAATACATCTTGATATTTACCATCTTTAATGCCTAGTAATACTTTGATACCACCATTAGCATTGTTAAAATGGCTAAAAAATTCTGTTAACTCTGAACCATTACCTTTTACAAGACTATTCCAAGAAGTAAGTACAAGTGGTTTAGTTTTAGGGCTTAGGTTACCATAAGCTTTTAAAAGAGAATAAATAGTTTCTTCTCCGCCTTTTGATTCACGGATACTCTTAAGGTCTAACTTTCTTTCAGGAACTAAACTAGCTTGTGCTTCACTCAAAAGAGCTAAGTTTTCTGCCCAAGCAGTCTTAGTGAAATCGTCAATCCACTGTTTTTTACCCGCTTTAGACATACGAGTGTTATTATCAATCCAGATAGAAAATTTACCTCTTAATTCTGTTTTAAAAGTAGGGTGATTAACATACCAAAAATCTAAACGAGTATTTTTCTCGCCTACATAGTTAGGAGTTTTTACCTTATCTTCATCTACTCCTAAAATTTTAGCAAGTGACTTTGTGTCAGGGTTAACTGCAATGATTTGGATAGGAGCAATTCCTGTGTACATTCTACGGGTTGAACTAGTTTGTTCTCTGGTTTCTAAATTGTCAAAATTCATAATTTTATTTTTTTGTTTTTAAAGGTTATTTGGTTGATTTTTTGTTTGTTTCTGGGGTTGTTACATCTTCTGTGTAATAAGAATCGATAATATCGCATACTGCACTTAAATCGTTTGGAATAAGTGTTTTGTCAAACATTCCCATAGGAGATTTAGCAGGGTAATTACGGAAACGATTAGTTACAAAATTATAGATAGGATTACCTTCTTTATCCTCGTCTATGTGAGTATAAAGACAAATAGTAAACAAACCTTCTAATACAATTTGAGAGTCTAATGCTTTACCGATTGTTTTAATTTTCTGACCTACAATGTGGCCATCATCTTCAATTGACTCAGAGTGAGTAATATAAAATACTTTTAAGTCTTCTCTTAATCTACGAGCTGTGGTTAACATGTTTGTTACGTCTTTTGCCAAATTTACGAACTTCGTAACGGTTCTTTCCTATAATTTTCAAAATAGGCCTGACTATATCTTAATTTTTATTTTTAGACTTTCTAGTAGGATGTTCAACTATTTTTTCAGTAGTCCAATTTCTACTTCTTCTATCGTAAATTAATTGTTTACGTATATTAAAAGTAGTTGATAACTCTTCAATAGTATATTTTATTCCTTTATATTCCATAGTTTCTTCTTTATTAAACTCTAAATCAATAGCTTGTTCAAATGTTTGACCATATCTAAATATTCTAGAGTATAAAGTAGTATAATTAATTTTAAAATGCCTAGACCAATCTTTAAGCACTTTAGTTTCATTATTATAGGTATAAAGTAAATTAAAACTTCCTCTATTTTTTGTTTGAGTACTAGCATCTGCCCATTTACAATTTTCAGGAGAATAGTCTCCTAAATTGTCAATGCGGTCAATAGAATGTCCTTTAGGACAAATTCCCATATCTTCTAAAAAATTTTCATATGAATTTTTCCAACGTTCACAAACATTAATGCTGTTTTTTTGGTAATTTTTTTGAATTAAAGAAGGGGAATAACATCTAGATTTCATATTTTTCCAGATTCTGTACTCTTTTTGGTGTCTTTTTGCCATATTAGTAAATTGTTGTTTACAAATATAGCAAATAAAATAAAAATTCCTACCATTTCGAGAAAATAAATTCTCTACTCCCTTACGGGATAGTCGATGAACGTTCTTCCTATAAGGAAGCTTCGCTGCGGATTGTCCATATATATGCACTTCTTTTACTATACCTGGGTAATTAGTCCAGCCATTATCTATATTACTATGATAATTTAGTGTTTGCATCTTTAGGAGTTTCCCGTCAATTAGATAGGTTTATACTGAGCTTACGAATTTAACCCAGTTTCGTTAGCTTTCTTCATCATAAGAAAAGACATAGAGTAAATAGCATCATCCATAATGATGTTTTTGATGTGGGGAGCCTTTTGGCTAATTTCAAGTAAGTAAGCAGTGATTTGATTAATGTCATCTACTTCTGCATAATTTTTCTTTTCTACTGTGTAGAGTTTTTCTGCACCTCTAAAAGGCAATTCTTTACGAGCAACATTAATAATAAATGTTTCTGCAGGGTTAAGGGTTCGGATTGATGTGGACTTTCCCGTTCCTGAGGGTCCAACAATGGCAATTAGTTTGCTTGACATATTTAATTGGTTTTTTGTTCTAAATTAGGTAATTCTTCGTTGTTTAATTTCCATCCATACCACAAAGTAAATAAAGATGCTTTTGTTTGTTTGTCTTTTTTGTTTTTGTAGTGTCCGAGTACTGCAATAACTTTTTTATCAGGATGATTAATTATCCACTTTTCAAAATCTAATTGTTCTTCTGCTGACCAAGTATATAAATTATACCAGCCATCTTCTTGAAAATTTAAATCATCAAAGTTTGCTCCTACTCGTTTGCACATTTCTACCAAGATTGCTGTTAATCCTGGAGAAAAATCTTCTTTTTTCAAATTGTGTCCTTTCTATCTTAAGTTCCTGTATTTTTCATAATGATTACTTGTTAACATTTCTTGAGGAGTTGGTAATTCTTGGAATTCACCATTAGCTCCGTTAAAATATAAGCCTACACTAGAGTTTTCTAGACCAAAATCTCTATCTTTTAGAAATTTTAACGATCTATAACTACTTCCTAGTAAGGAAATGTCATACCCATTATGTGTTGGTATGTCGTACCTTGAAGGATTAAATAATCCAATGACTGTACGATAGTCTTGTTGTACACCTTTATTAAGATGTAACTCTTCTAGAGAAGGCTCTAATTTTTCTTCTATAAGTCCACCTTTAGAGGTGTAAGTTTGTTTTTCTGAAGTAGGTGTTTGTTGATGTACGATTACATTTACCATGTTAAATCGTTTAGAAAAAACTTCTAATACATAATCTTTGATCATAAAATCAAAAGTTTGGTAAGAAGTTAATCTAGTTTTAGTGTCAGGAGATGTTTCGTTAGACAAAAGACTGATATGGTCTAATACAAAAAATACCCAATGATCTTCATTTTTGTACTTGTAGCCTGTAACTATTTTACGACCATCTTCTGTTTCTTTGTATGTGTATTCTCCTATTTCAGGATTGTCAAAATATGTTTTTATAACCTTGGCGCACCCCGTTGGATTACGAACATAATCAATAACTTCTACAAATTCTTGTAATCTTTGGATAAATGCTTCAGCTTCTCTGATTTTAATCATTAAATCGCCACTAATAGTAAAATTTCCAACTGATTTAAGTTGTACTACACTTACTGTTAGTTTGTATTTTTCGTAAAGAAAATAAGAAATAAAGGATAACCAAAAGTCTGTCTCACTCTCTTCTAATGCAAAATAAAATACTTTGGGCTTAATTTGTGTTCCAAAAGTTTGCTTATAAGTATTTAAAACAGTAAGGTATTTGCATAACTTTGTTTTACCTGTACCTGAATTAGAAGTTAAGCAAGTAATAGAACCTTTAGTAAAACCTCCATAAGTGTCTGATAAACGAATAAAAGGAGGAGGAATAGAAGTTAGTCCACCTTCAGCTTTAATTCGTCTATTACGTTCTATTTGATTGACTATGTGTTGAAATTTACTTACCATAACTGTTAAATAATTCTATGACTAGTGTAGTCTGTTCCATTGTTTTCGCTTTCTTCACACCATTTAGCTAGTTGGCTTTGGTCTACTCCATCTACTTTTTTGTAAATAAAATAACCACATTCTCTAATATACTGAATACTTCCTGTTTTTTTAAGGTTGTAAATGTAAGCATCAGTAGCTTTTAATACATTATTCATAGTGTATTCAGGATAATCTTTAAAAAATTTAATTAATTTCTTAAGAACACTGTTTTTGTCTGTAGTCTTGCCTGCTATACCAGTATTTGCTTTAGAAAACTTTTGTATAAACTCATTTAATTGAGTAGGATCTATAGAAAAAGGTCCTTTAGGTTCAAGACTAAACTCACTTCTTTCTACAACAGTAGAAGCATGTATGTCTTTTATTTCTTTTTCTCCTAAAATCATCTTTAAGTCCAGTAAGTCTAAAGTTTTATTAGTCCATTTGTAAGTTAATTGGCTTTTCTTCAAATATCCTTGGTCTACCCACTCTTGTAAGTGACCTTCTTTTAGGCAAAGTGCCCATAATACTTCATAAAATGTCTTTTTCATTCTTTTTAATCTTGTTAATGTAATGTGTAAAAAATTTTAAGGGTAACAAATTTAACTAATTTTTCTTAAATTTATTAACTTTTTATAAAAAAATTTTACCTTTTAAAAGAGAACAAAAAGGCTAGATTTTACTCTAGCCCTTGTCTCTTTTTTTTAAATTTTAAGCTTCACCTTGACTTTTTGTAAGATAAGCGTAGTCTTCTTCAGGAATGTTGAAAGTAGAAAAACAATCTTGACAAACAGTATTCAAAAATAGAATATTGTCAGGAATAATTTTGTTTCTACAACAAGGACAAACATTTTTCTCAATCATGTTGTCAATCTCTATTTGAGGGGGTAGAGCAGAGGTTAAGTAAAAATCATTACACTTGTAGTGTTTTAGTTTTTCACGACCTTCTTCTTCAATAAACTCAGGATAGTTTTCCCAATACCACTCGTCTATAGCATCAGCATCACTTTTAAATTTTGTTTTGCTTACTTCTTCTCCTCCTTTAATATCAAAAACTTTTGTCTTGGCTTCTTTTGGGGTGTAGTCTTTGTTAGAGTCACCATACCAATAATTTTGGCCATAACGTCCTGAATAGAACTCAGCATAGTCATACTCGTCTTCTTCGAAGAGATTGCCTTGCCTGGCTGATGTAGGAGCAGGAGGAATATAAACTGGTGCAACATATACATGTTCCCATTTTACCTCTCCCATTCCTACCAACAAATCATAAATGTAGTTCATTGCATTTCTGTAATGTTGTCTACTAATTACTTCTTTATCAGAGTGTTCGTGTGCATAGCCGCAAGAAACATTACAAGCAATACAATTAACTAAACTAGACCTTTTCAAAGAACCGATGTCTGTTGCAATACCTCTAGCAGCTGCATAGCCATACTTAAGAGAAATTTCTGAAGCAGCATCAACAAATTCTTGAGAACAAGTTTCGATACCATTTGTAAAAGTAACTAAATCGTTAGTAAATGAACGTCTGTCTGGCTGAAGAATCATAGTACAATCCGAAAAGAAAGATTTGTCAGCAGCAGTTGAACCATGCATACCAACTTCTTCGTCTTTAGGAAAGAATAATTTGATTGTATCAAAACGATTAAACATTTCGATAGCAATAGCAATTCCTACACCGTCATCTGCACCCATACCTGCCTGACACCCTTCATCCATGTCAAAGCCAAAAATCCATTCATTATTCATGTAAAGATGGACTCTGTCTCTTCTAGTTTGATTAATGTCTGTGTGAGCTACCATACAACGATATTGAGCTGCTTCTCCTTTAACAACATAAAGATTACCGTAATTATCTCTTGAAGTAATTGCGTCTTTTGCGTCAAAGAATGCTTGAAGCTCGTCTACAAAGATATCTTGAGCTTCACTTTTAGAGTATCTTCTTTGTTTTAAAATGCCTAGTAGTAAATCCCAATCAGGCTCAATAGTGTATGTTACCTCAGGCAATTCTGAGAATGTTTTTTTGTAATTATAATTATTATAACTCATAGGTTTTTTTTCTGTTGTTTTAGTTTTTTTTACGTTGTTAATTATCTTACTAGCATTACTAGTTTTATTAACTTTTTTTACTGATTGTGTTTTTAAATTTGTCATACACTTAATCTTCTTCTTCTTCAAATACTGGTAAAGACACTTCGTCTATTTTAGATAATTCTAATTCAGCAACTTTTGCTTGTTCTTCAATAATTTTTTGATTACTAGGAGATTCAGGATCTTTAGGATGATAATAAGTTCCAAATTCTTTTTCTTCCCAAGGATGTTCGTCTAAGATAAAATAACCATATCCATTTTCATACTGAGCTAATGAACTATAATCAGGATGTGCTGTTTCTCCACTAAATAATGTAACTTCTGCTCCACTAATAGTTAAACCTCCATAATATGGATTATATAAATCTTCTCTTTTAATATTATAAGAATCTCCATTATGGTAAATTCCTATAAAACAATTATTGCAAATATCTTCTCCCGATCTTACTAATCCTCGACTAGAATCCCAAACGTAATACTCTTCAAATTGGTCTTGATTAATCATACGACTACAACAAGGACATTCAATAGTATTATATTTGTCTATGTTCCCATGTTGATTTCTCATATAATATCTATGAGGGTATGAGCCTGGACTACTAGTATTAGTAAGGAATCCTCCTCTTACTGAGTAAGTATGAAAAGAATCCATATAAGGAGCTCTAGTTAAAGATTCTATTAATTCAGGATCTACAGGTATTCTTATTTCTCCTAGATTGCCGTTGTATGCATTTAGATATTTACGCAAAATACCTTTCATAATGTTATCTGACTCAGAAGTAGCTGAATAAATTCTATCATGATAAATAGTTTCTCCGACTTTCCACAACAAAGCTCTAGAAGCAACTTTATCTTTAAAATATAAAGTAGCTAAACTTACAATTGGATTATTAACATAAATATCAAAGAAACTTTGACATCTGTCATAACGCATACAAGAAGAATTAAGACCATGTCCACCACTTAAATAATTATTTCCTAAGTAGTTTTTACGAATAGTTTCTCCTTTTTCTTCTCGATAGGTATAGCCAGGTATTCCTACTAAAGTAATTTCTTTAAAAGCGTCAGAAAATGTAGCTAATTCTTTATCAGTTAGCTCTCCTTCAAACATTTTACGAACTAGTTTACTTGGAGAACTCTCGTAGCGAATTTTATAATCCCATACTTTTTTAATTTTTTCTGGAATAACTTTTAATTTAAAATTGGAAGTTCTACCATTTCTATAACAATTAGGAAATGTAGTAAAATTTCCTTCAGAAGTAATGTGAAGTTTTAAAGAATTCCAGCTGTAAGAATCTACTCTTCCTTTATGAAGAATTAAATCAGCATTAAAAAAAGATTCTGTTTCTGTTTCAGAAATAAAGATTAAATCTTCTACGTTATAAAATCCATTTGTGTCAGGAACTACCTCTGGAGACTTAAACTGAACTTGTAATTTGTCAATTTTTTGACTAGAGTTGCTTCTAGGGGTAAAATTGCTTTTTGTTTTAGTTAACGTAACAGTTACAGGATCATCAAATTCAGCAGTTTGTACTCCCCAATAAGATCTACGTTCGTGTTCGTACTTAAACTCTACTACAGAACCTAATTTAAAATAAAATTTTTCTGACTCTTCGTCTTTGTATTTTTCAACTCTTGTTTTGTCTAGAAAAGAAACATTTTTACCATCCTTTGATAAGCCTAAATAATTAAAACCGTCTTTTTCTACAAATTTTCTATTAAGAATTTTGTTACAAATAGTGGTAACGGTTTCATTGTCTAAAGCTATTAACGAAGTAAGAACTTTTTTAAGTTCTTTGGAAATATAGAATTTATCTTTTTTAGGAGCTCTTACTCTGCTTTTTTTAACTTCAACTTTTATTTCTCCCGTAGGAAATTCTAAAGTTGTTTGAATGTCTGCTTTTACTTCAATTACTTGAAGTTCTTCTTGTGCTCCGCTAGTGGAACTAATTACTTTTGTTGTTGGCATAGTTTTTTAAATTAAAAAAGGAGCCTTTTGAGCTCCTTTAGTTTGTGAATTTTTTAATTTGTTTTTTAATCTTCTTCTTCCTCTTCTCTTATGAAGAGTTCGTAAACAGAGTTTTCTGTTTTAAATTTTAAATAAAATTCTGATTGTTCAATAATCTCTGTAATAGGCGTTGTAAGCCATGCATAAAATACAGGATGAGGATCTAATAAAACACTATAACCTATTTTAGGCTCATCATGTGTTTGTTTAAACTTTCTATCTTCCCATTCTACGTATTTAATTACGTTTCCTACTTGAATTAAATGATCACGTTCTCTAAGTAATTGATACTTAAATTTAATGTTTTCAGATAATTTAGCCTTTCTCATTAGTCAAAGCTTTTACTTAGCAAAAATACATTTACTAAGTCCCAAAATTTAGCTACTTGACCAAAAACAGGATTAGACTGAATTGCTTCAGCTGGTAAATGTTTAACAACGTTTAAAGGTTCTGAAATAAGAAGTGCTACTTCTTTGATTAAGTCATCAGAAGGATTTTCTAAATGCTTCTTTAAAGTTGTTTCAGCTTGGGTATAAAAACCTTTAGCCTGTACTTTAGCACCTTTTTCTAGTTGTTCAGGAGTTAATTGTCCTAAATTAAAATTGTCTATACTCATAATTTGGTTTAATTTTTAAAGATTTTCAGGGTACTCAAAGCTGCCTGTAATAAAATTAAGTTGTTTTGTTAAAAAAAACTCTCCATAACCCACTCTAGGAGAGTCTTGGTTGAAATGAGTTAGTTTAAAATGTTTAAGTTCAATAGCTTGAATAATAATATTAGACCGAATTTCGATCCAATGGTTGTCTTTTTTTTGAAAAATCAATAGTACTTTAGTTTCTCCTTTGCCTGATGAATAATTAATTTTATACATAATTGTATAGAGTTTGTTACTTTTTTAATTTTCTATAAATGTTTCTTTGTTCCCAAATTAAGTGAAGTTGCCATCTATACCAACTTACTAAATTTATGTTGTTTAAATTGCAATAATCAATGAATTCAGGCGTAATTTTACCATGAAGACTTACTATCTTGTCCATAAAATTATACTCCTTCTGAAGTAACTGGGTCCTCAACAATGTTTTCATGGAGCTCAAAGTTACTATTAAAATCAGAATTTTGCAAATCGTTAAAGTCTTTAAAAGATTTTCCTTCTTTCTTAAAGTCTAACAAATCGCATAGAGCTTGTTCAAAGCTATCATTCATTAGAGTGTCTAAATCACTCACTAGGTTTTCTGTCGTCTTTTTCATCTTCGGTATATTTAAATTCGTCCATAGGACATGAGAAACAAATAGGACTCTTTTTTGTTAAAAATTTTCCACATACGACACATTTATTTTCGTAAGGTTCACTTTCATAAACATATTGAGTCCTTTGTTTATAAGGATTGTAAGGGCGTTTAAAATCAGCCATTAATTACAGATATTTTAGCTTGATTAAAGTTCTTAAGAGCTCCTTCTACCCATGTTTCATCTACTGTGTCTTTGTAGCATAAAATATGTATTTCTGCTGTTTGATCAGGAGACAATCTGAGGGTTCGTCCAAGCCGCTGAACCATCTTAGGAGAAGATGAAGAGTAAGAGTGCATAATAATAGCATGTTTAAGCTGAGGAATATTAATACCTTCACTTAATTGATCTATACAAGATAATCTATTTATTAAACCCTCTTTAAAAGCCTCTAGGTAGTCATTCTTTTCTTCAGAATGATGTGAGTAAGAACATAGTCTCTCTGCTTGTGCAATTGTGTTGGCAAATATTATGCATTTTTCATCTTCTTTTATCTTTTTAAGAAGTTCTTGTACATAACGTTCTTTTGAATTAAACTGTTTTAAGTAGTTTACTCTACGGATATTTGCGAACATTTTAGATTTTTCTGTACTAGCCATTTGACATTGTTTAGTAGCCCACTCATAAGTACTTCTTTCACTTACCATAAAATTCTTTACAGGAATATTTTTAGTAGTTGAAAGATGAATCTTATGTACAAAAATTCTATAATCATTAAGCATGCCTTTATCTACTGCTGCATCTGTTTTAAAAACAAATCTAATAGGATAATATTTTTGCATCATTGCAAATTTAGGTCCTCTGTTAGGAGGAGTACCTGTCAAACCTAAAATATTTCCTTGAAATTTCCCTAAATGGGAATCTTGATGTTCTTTTAAGCTATGAGCTTCATCCATTATAATATTTTGAAACTGACTTAAGTCTTGTTTCTTTAAAGAAATGTAAGTAGAAAATGTTATATTTTCTAAAACAGATTCGTAATTAAATTTAACTGCATCATCTTTCCAGGATTTAATAATATCTAATTTAGGGAGCAGTATAAGCGTTTTTCCACCTACTTTAGTAAGATACATGAGTCCTAACTTAGTTTTTCCTGCACCTACGCTTAAAACAGCTCCAGAACGTCTATATTTAAGTATCTCTGCTAAAGCCCTTTGTTGTACTTCATCTTTAATTGTCATTGTTGTTTTAATAATTCTCTAATGGTAGTAAGAGTTGTTGTATTAAAAAACTTTCCAGAATTATAAATTGTTTGTAACTCTCCATTATTTTCTGTAGTCCAGTTACAATGATCTACTAGTTCATAATTACCGTTTACTTCGTTTTTAAACACAGCTAATAGACCAGTTGCAGATTTTTTAGTACCGTCATCAGTAATAGGATCTTTAAAAATCTCTCTTGCTTCTCCGTTAACTTCTACATAAGTTGCTTTCATTGCGAACCCAAATGTGTCACGAGTGTTGTATTGATAAGTAAATGAACCTACGCCTAATACAATATTAGTTGAAGCAAATCCTTTAGCTTCTAATCTAGCACAAATTTCTTCTGCTCTATCAATTGTAATTGAGTCACCATAAATAGCTCCAATATGACTGTCAAGAACTTTATAACCTTGTTCGTTAATTGTTCCACCAAATGCATCCCAAAGCAATTCAATAACACCTTTCCATTCAGGTTTTATTGTAATATCTTTTGTCCACATTGAATTTGCTGTATTTAAGCCACAAATAATATCAGCTGGATCTCCACTATCAGGACGAATAACTAATTTACCATCACGAGCCATAATTTCTTCTTTCAAAGTAACCACATGCTCAGTACAAACTTTCCATAAGTCCCAAGTATCAGATACAACTGATAAAATACCTGTTGGATAAGTTTCTAACAATCTACGGAATGTTTCTACTTCATCTTCTTTACCTCCAGCACACATTACACTGTGCTCAGTAGCATTTACAGAGCCACAAACCTGACCTGTAGCATTATAATACTTTCTAGCACCGTAAATAGTAGGTAGTGAATCTGATCCTAAAAATGAAGTTAAATGTCCTAAACCTGAACTAATAACAGCATTAACTGAGTCCATACCTCTCATTGAGAAGTCATGACCTTGCCAATCAATAAACCATGCTCTTTCAGCATCTGTTTTTTCCATCCACTTAGTCAATACTTTTCTATATTGATAAGCAATAGTAGCTGATGTCATTGGTTTCCATAACAAGTTAGACAAGATAGTTTCTAGGTAATTTGTAATCCAGTAAAATTCAGGAATTGTATTGCAAATAGTTAATACAGGAACTTTCATAGGTACTTTAGTGCCTTCAGGCAATGCTTTAACAATGATAGGCAAATAACCTAAATCATGTAATGCTTCAAAATGACTTACGTTATAATCAGTATCTAAATACATAGATAATTCTTGTTTTATTGTTCCACATACTTCGGCTTTATGTTTACTAAAAAAATCGTTTTGAAATGCATTATGAATTTGTTGCATAACCATTTGAGTTCCAAATACAACTACTTCATTACATCCTTTAGGAGCATATTTGTTTGAACGTGGAGTAAAGTTAGAATAAACTAACGTAGTACCTTTTGGGTATTGTAAATGATGACCTACTTTGTAGCCATCGGTTAATAATAATGGGTTCATATTTTTTTTAGTTTAGAAAATGTTAAATTGTTTTATTTTATCAGAATATGATATTTGTTTATAAGAATTTGTTGTATAAATTTTTTCAAAATATTCGCCTAGTAAATCATAACCAGCACTAAAGATGCCATGAGTGACTACTAAATAGATTTTAGCAGTTGGCCTACTTTCTTTTATTGCTTTAGCTAATTCAATAAACGTTCTACCCCCATCACAAATATCATCAATAATAATATATTTAAAATCTTTATGTTGATCTAATGTAGGAACCTCAGTTCTAAGAATAGCACCAGTTTTTAAGTCTCTAACTTTACTAGCAGTAATAATATTTTCAATTTCGAATGTTTTAGCTACATTAAATATTTTTTTATAAGCTCCTGCATCTGGACTAACTAAACAAAGTTCGTTACTAGGTGTATTTATACTGTTTAATGCAAACTGTATTAAATTATAATTATTTTCTGGAGAGTAATTATGTATACAAGCTTCTAATACATCTGAATGTGGATCCATACTTGTTACTTTTGTAAACTCTAAAGAGTTAATGATAGGGCAAATTACTTCTTTTAAATAGTTTACTCCTCCTTTTTCAAACTTTCTATCCGAACGAGAGCCTAAAAAATACCCCGTAACAAAATGAATGTTTAAATTTGTTAATTGCCTAAGTGCTTTAGTTGCACAAATAAGAATTTCTAAATCAAGAAAAGAGTTTAATCTAGAGTAAATAATTATTCTACCTTCAATGTGGTAAACTGTTTCAGGATTAGTAATAACTATAGTCTGTTGTCCGTCAGGAAATTTTGAAATGTTGTACTTGATCTCCGATCTTTCTAAATTAGTTAAGTCTAGTGTTGTTTTTCTCATTTTAATAAAATTAAGTAACCTGTTTCTACTCTTTTAAATCCGTCAATGATTAATCCTTTGAATTCAAGACTAATTACTTCCATATTTGTCTCAACAGATAAGTAAGGACCTCCACTAGGATCTATCATATTTATTTTAGAAGTATCTGAATAAACTAATGATGCGTATTTTTTAGCTATTTTACCTGCTTCAAGAGTGTCAGCATCGTATTGATGTACTTGAGAGATAAATTCTTTTGCAGACATAGGATTTTCTTCATTTTCACAATAAGCTTTATAAGCTTTATCGTAATTATTAGGCCACCCACCTCTCATCCATTTAAAACTACCTTCCCAAAGTATCCCTTCGTCTGTTTTAGTAAATGTGTAGATATCGTTGTATCTGTTTTTAAATTGTACTTTCATTTTTGCTTGTTAAAAATACTTTTAAAGTCCTTCCTTCGTCTTGAATAGATAATTTTGTAGAGATTCCACGTCTTACTAATGCTCTTCCTGAATCATCTATTACTTCAAATCTAGTAACTTGTTTAAGCGATTCATTAATAGGGTCAACTAAAACAGTTGACCTTTGTAATAACTCTTCAATTGTAATAGGTTTATAGTCTATTCTTTCACAAGATACACACCAATAACGAGGGTCGCCTACTTCTTTGTCATGAATATGTCCATGAATATTACCTTTTACATCTCTGTAATCTAATTCCATAGGATGTACAGGACAATGAGTAAGATAAAAACCTTTATAATGAATTATTCCTGCTACACTACTTACATAATTTAAAAGGTCTTTAGAGTCTTGTTTACGGTCATGATTGCCTAATACTACGTGTTTAACTCCGTTCAAGAGGTCTAATAGATAATAAGGAGTTTTCTTTTCCATCGTGACATCTCCTAAAATATAAGTAACATCTCGCTTATCTACTACTTTGTTCCACTCGTTAATAATGTGTTCATCATGTTCTATAACAGAAGAAAAACCTCTTCTTCTTGCCATGTTTTCGTGACTTAAGTGTAAGTCAGCGATAAATCTAACTACTCCTGCCATTTTATTTTGCTTTTATTGTTTTACCTAATTTGTAACCTAAATAAAACCCAATTAATAGTGAAAGTGTTATTTCAAGGCTCATTGCTCACCTCCTTGTATTTTTTCTCTTAACCATTGTACACCATTTCTAAATCCCAAATCAAAGTCGTCCATTTCATTTTGGAATGGTTTAATAACTTCTTTTATTTCCTCATCACTTGGTAGTTCGATAGGGGTAGTGGTTAAAATAAGAAATTCAGCAGTTAACCCCGTTTCATTACTTCTTTGAATCATTTGTCTTACTTGCTCTTCTGTGTATAGTTTCATTGCCGTTTGTTGTTTATTGTTTATCATTTGTTACCTCCGTATTTTAAATTAAACCATTCCTCTGAATTAATGTCTAACCTATTTTCAATAGCAATTTTATCATATTGATTTTGCTCTCCATCTTCGTAAGCACTTTTTAATTCATTTTTATTCATTGCTTTGGTTTGTTCAATTTCTTGTCTAAATAAAAATAACATTTCTTTATCGTAATTGCTTAATACATCAATTAATATTTCTAATGCCGTGTGTTGTTTATTGTTGCTCATATTCCAAAGTTCTTTTTAAGGGTTTTAAAATGGTTAGTGTGTTTGATAGGATGAGAAGCTTCTAATTGTTCCTCTATTGCAGTTATTAATAGGAAAACACGCATATCTTCTGTTTCCATACTTTCACAAATAGAACAATCTTCCATAAAGTTTTCGATTGTTTCATCTAAGTCAAAGTTTTGTTTTACTCTACAAATTTTAATAAGATGTGTTGAGTATTCTTTTAGTAAGTTTTTTACTTTTTCCATGTCTTTATTTTTTGCGATTAAATAGGTTAAATTTTTGTCTTAAATAGGGGTAAAAAGGCAGAAAAGAAGTTAGCATCCATAAATTAGGATGCCAACTTTCTCCGCAAAATCCAAAAAAATGTTTAATTATTTCCATTTTCTTCACTTAATTGTTGTCTTCTAGCTAATTCAGAATTTAATTTAAGATAATAGCTTACTCCTGTCTGAGACTCTTCCCAAGGAAATATATCATTTAATACTTGAGTAGCGTTTTTGTATTTAAAACTTTTAAGGTTTTTTATACCCCAATCAAAATAATGATGACCAATAAACCTTTTAGGACCTTTTTTACTTTTAATGTATTTAATGTCTTTTTGTAAAGTAGTCCATTCTTCTTCTGTAAAAAAATGTTTAAATTTTGTATAATGAAGTTTCATACTGTTTAATTATTTTTATTTTTACTTAAAGCATATCTTTTAGAGACTTCTTTTGCTAATTTAGAATAATAGTCTCTACCTTCTCCACGACCTAAATGACTTTCTTCCCAAGGAAACATATTATGTATTATTGCTTCAGGATATTTTCTTTTGAAAGATTTAAGCTGATGCATTCCCCAATAAGGAATACTTACAGGTTTTCTTATGTTAGATTTTTTTCTAATATACGCAATGTCTTTTTTAAAAATATCCCACTCTTCTTTAGTAAAAAAATATTTAAACTTTGTATAATGTACTTCCATTATCTTACTGTTTTAAGTTGTTGTAAATAGTCTGGAGCAGAAGCGTATTTTCCATCTATTTGTTTTAAATACATATCTTGAATATGGGCATAACATTTAATATTATCACGATAAGTGTTATAACATGCATGATTATTCTTACTTCCTAGTACGTATTTGCATTTATGGGCTTTTATCCCAAATAAGTTTTTGTTTTCTTTACACACTAAAGATTTATAGTGTCCTGTTTCTAATTTTGCTTGTGCTACTGCTATAGCAACTTGA